TAATTAAAAATAAATAATAGATGAATGAGAATGTAGAAAATCCTTCACACTATAACAGTGGTAAAATAGAAGTTATAGACTTCATTGAAGACCAAAAGTTAGGATTTTGTTTAGGAAATGTAATAAAATATGTTTCTAGAGCTGGTAAAAAAGATTCTTCTAAAACAATAGAAGATTTGGAGAAAGCTAAATGGTATTTAGAAAGAGAAATTAAAAAACTTAAAAATGGGTAATTACACACAATTTGACCTTGTCATAGAAGGTTTAGAAAATTATCCTAAAGATAGACTAAAAGAGATTAGGACTAATTTTGAGAAAATTGCAGAGCAAATTTCTGATGAATTAGCAATAGAACCTAGTTTTATCATAGAAGAAAATTTTCTATACTTTGATGGTAAATGGTCTGAAAGAGAAGCAGATTTATCTGAATTTTCAAAATTATATCCTGATTTGAAAATTGTATTAAATGAAGTACTTAGTGATTGGGATGCTAATATTTACAATGCTTTTTATAAAGTATATTGTAAAAATGGAGAAATTGAAATTGTACAAGGTAGAGCAGAATTTCCTAAAACTAAACTTTGGTAATGGCAACAGAAAAGAATAATTTTGAAATGTATTTTGAGTGGTGGCTTGATGATTTAAAAGAAGAAGGATTTATTACAGAATATGTTAGAGAGCCACAAACATTTATTTTAAAACCTGAAATTGAAGTTTCCTATCCAAAAGGTAAGAAAATTCTAAAAATTGCAAAACAGGCTATTTTAAACCCTATAACTTATACACCTGACTATAAGGTAGCTTTTACTCAAAAAGGAGTAAATATCCTATTCCTTGTCATTTCTGAGATGGGTTCTTTAAGTGAGAAGTATAATAGAAATTTACATTTTTTATTTGTAGAGAATTTAAGGTCTCTGAAAGATAATGTATATATTTTATATTTTGATGTAAAAGCTCCAGCTAAAGCTATTAGATTTTCAAGTGGACTAAGTTCTGCAAGAGAATTTCCTATCAAACAAAGGCTTATGTATGATTTAAAAGGTATCTTTGTAAATAAAGTAGTTCCTGTTGGAAGTTCAACCAGTTTATTTGAAAAAACCTTTTACCCTAAAAGATATTTTCAAACTGATAAGGAGAGAGGTTTAAGAAAAGGTATGGAAAATAAAAAAACTATAAAAGATTTTTTAGAATTGTGGAATCAGTAGAAGTAAATGTAGCTGTTACAGGTTATGGAACAGTTAAAATAGGTACTAGAGTTATGCCATTTGTGTATGACCCTGTAACTAAAGATATAGATTTTATGGAAATTCCTGAAGATTTAGTTGAAGAACTAGAATTAGAGGAAGTAATTATAAGACAATATTTAGAAGAATATGGAGACAAACAAGATTAGTGCTAAAATAGTAGCACACAGTATTAGAGAAGGTTCAGGAGAAGAATTAATTTCTTATGAATTAGTGTACCCTAGAATTATTTTGGCTGAAGTAAATACCCATAAAATGCTTTCAAAAAATACTTCTAGTAGTAGAGCTATCCCTTTTGAGAAAATGGTTGAAATAATAGAAAAAGACCCTTTTATACCTATTGCTTGGCAGAAACATCATAAAGGAATGCAAGGTGCAGAATATTTTGAAAGTCCATTAGAACAGGTTATAAGAGATACCCTGTGGCTAAAAGGTAGAGATGCTGCTGTAAAAAGTGCAAAAGATTTGTATGAGCTTGGAGTGACAAAACAGCTTTGCAACAGAATTTTAGAACCTTACATGTGGGTAAAACAGCTTGTTACAGGTACTAAAGAAGGCTTTGAAAATTTATTTGAACTTAGATGTCCTAAATATAAGATTCAAGGGATTTCAGAGGTATATAAGTCTAAAAAAGAGGCTATTAAAAATCATGATTATTTAGATGGAGAAGATTATATGTGGTGGTTAAAACATAATACAGGACAAGCTGAAATTCACTTTATGGATTTGGCAGAAAAGATGTATGATGCTTTAAGAGAATCTACTCCTGTAAATAAATCAGATGATGATTGGCATATACCTTTCTTTAATAACTATTCTGAAAATGAAGATGTAGAAATGTTAATTAAAGAATCTGTATGTAAAACTGCTAGAATTAGTTATACTAAATTTGGAGATGAAGGAACTAAAATGTCCGAAGAGAAAATAAATAGTATGTATAAAGAATTAGCAGAGAAAAAACATTATTCTTGTTTTGAACACATAGGTAAGGTAATGAAAGGTATGGAATATCCTAATAATGTAAGAGGAGATTTATCTAAAATAACTCCTGAAACTGCAAGAAAAATTGTAGGTTGGAATAAAAACTTTAAAGGGTTTATTCAACTTAGACACTATCTAGAAAATAAATAACAATAAAAATTTAAATATTATGACACTTAGAGACCTAGCAAGAAGATTTCAAGAATGTTTTGAATCTTTAGACAAAAATTCAGTAGAAGAAGAAGATTCAATCTTATCTATGATTACTTCCACTAAAGATGGAGAAGAATGTTCACAATTAGCTATTCATGGTAACACAAAAAATATAGCTAAAGCTATATGCTTAAATATGGAAGAAGATGAAGATTTTGCAAAAATTATCCTAATAGCTTCTGAAGCTTATCAAACAATGCAAAAAATAAGAAATGCAGCTAATGAAGAAGGAAATAAAAAAGATTTTGCAACTTTGTTAAATAACTTGAAATTGCAAAATTAGTTGTTGTATTAATTGGTAAACCCCCTGGTACTTTGTACTAGGGGGTTTTTTATTTTTTAGAACTTCCTATTAGACTAGTCTAAATTATCTAATTTGTCAGGATTATCTAACAAATTAATATAATCTGCATAAGACATTCCTTTTGGTTTATTAGGTAATTCCTCTCTAACTGCTTTTTTAACTGCTTCAACTCTTTCTTGACCTTCAAGACCTTGTTCTGCAAATTCAGCATTATATTTTTCTTTAAGCTCATCTCTTCTAGCTTTAAGTTCTTTTTTAGCACTGTGATTACCTCCTGTAGCCCAATCTCTACCTAAATCATCAGTCCATTCACCAGGAGTATAATCTCTCTTATCTTCAAACATACCTGTTTCTTTAGTAAGACCTCTTGGTATAGGGGTGATATTTAATAAATTCTGAGTTACTTCTCCATTCTGTGTAGCAATAGCTTTTACAACATTATAACTATCATTTAGATACTGTAAGAAAGATATTCTAGTAGCATCTTCATATAAATTCTTAGGATTGTAATATGCAGTAGAAGAATTTATAAGTTTAGTTAATTGATTATCTGCATATCTAGCTCTCATTTTAGCTTCTTCATCATCATCATCCCATAATAGAGCTGTAGCTAAAGCTTTCATTGCTAATACATTTAGAATTATAGCAAACTCTTTTGCAACAGCAGATAAGTTTCTAGCTTCTTCCTCAGTAATATTTATTCTTTCTGCATTAACTTGACTCTTCAATCTATATTTAGGATTCACACTAAATAAATCTAGAGGATAATTTAAAGTAGATAATACTACACTCCTAGTAAAATCTATAAATGATAAAACATTATTAGCTTCTTGCTGTGTAGATTGTTTATTATAAATTCTACTTAAAGCTTTAATAGCAACTATACCACCTAAAAATCCTGCCCCTAATGCTACAGATGGAGCTAGACCCCAAGCAAATCCTATAGTTCCTAGAATAGCAGCACTAGAAGCCCCTGTATTATCAAATAAATACCAATATCTACCTCTAGCCTGTTGCTTACCAGTAGTTACACTAAAATTCTTACCTAGACCAAATCTCTGCATAAAATGTTCAGGTAACCATCTTTTAAATAAAAATGCCAATTTCCCTAAAATATGATTTGTAATCATAATAGTATCTGTAGCTTCATAGTTACCTTGAGACCTAGAAATAGCATTTTTAGTCTTATTTCTAGCTAGGAAATATTCATTATTTTTTAGGTTGTTTCTATCTACTGAGAAATTTTCCCAATTTAAGATATTCTCATCAGTTCTAAATTCATCTTTTAGAACTAATCTACCATCTTTAATATCATAAGCTGTAAATTTATTACCATCAAAAAACTGATGTTCTACACCATTTTTATCTTTAATTTTAGTATCTTGAAGAATAGCTAATAATATTTCAGATTGGTTTTTAAACTCAGGATGGTCTACTGCAAGTGCATACCAATTCACCATTTCTTCAGTAGTAATTTTAGAACTACCTAGATTCTTATCAATTTCATTCTTTTTATCCTGAATAATATCCATACTCTGAATTAAGAGCCTTAGCTTTTTAAACTCAGCAAGTCTACCTTTTTGTTCATCAGTAAATCTTTCAGGTATAAATTTAGTAAAGTTAATACCCCATAAGAAGTTAGAAGCTTTAGCTATATTACCTGGAGTCCAGTAATTACCTGTCTCATCCATAATCATATTAGTATGCTTACCTTCAGCCCTGTTTATAGCACCACCAGCAGGGTTTAAAGCTAGAGATTTAGAAATAATAATTTTCATAAATCCTTGTGCTATACCTGCAGCATTCATAGCTATACCCATGTCTTTTATTTTAGCATCAACTATTTTATTAAACTCTTCTTCATATTCCTGTTCAGTTATATCTACAGTAGTATTATTTTCAGTTTTATAAAAATGCTTATTACCAGCTACCATCTCAACTTCTATTTCTACACCACCATGAGAGAATTTTCCAGGATTTTTAAATGAACCAGTCTCTTTGGCTTTAATAAGCAAGTCCATAATTTCTTTCTCACTATCACTATATTTTTTAGCAAATTCTTTATCAATTATACTATTTAATATACCTCCACCTGGAAGTTTATTAAGAAGTTTAGCAGCTTTGCCTACAGGGTCTACTTTAGTATCTAATAAAGTATTTTTACCTGATTCAGTTACAGGTTTATTCATAATAACCCTCTCAATATAATTAGACATTTTATCAATAGATTTTTGTCTAACTTTACCTTTATCATCCAAATTTCTCTTGTGACTTTCTAGGATAGATTGAGCTAGAGGTAGTACCTGTTGTCTAGCTGCATGCATAGCTGACATATTCAAAAGAGCAATAGTAGTTTTATTTATATCTTTTGAATATCCTGATATAATTTTTTCTCTAGCTACAGAAGTAGCTAGTTCTTTTTTTGAAGAAGTTTTAGAAGGATTTATACCTAAATCATGAGCCATTTTATATAACTCATTATCACTTACTGTCTGTAAAGCCATAGAAAGCTCTCTAATTTCTTTTCTAGATGAATCAGCATAGTTTCTTCTAATGTTATTACCATCATGATTTTTAGCATCTTCATAGAACCAATCTCTAAAACTATCTTTTACATACCCAAAACTCATAAGAAGCTTGTCTATACCTTTAGCTTGACCTATAAGTTCCATAAAACCTTCTTCTATTTTAGCAAAAGACATCTCTGATACATAATCTCCTCCATAAATAGGATTAATTTGTTGATTATATGCAGATGATATAGCTTCCCAATATTGGAATTTATTATCATCTTGCATCATATCTTTAAATTCTTCACTGATATATCCACTAGAAACTGTCTCATACATTTTAGTTTGAGGATTCCAAGCTACTTTTTCAGCTCTAGGTATAAAACTTAAATTTTCTAAAGATATATCATGGAGTACATTTATTATATTTCCAGTTGTAGGGTCTGCATAGGCTGTACCATAATGAGCATCAGGAGAAAAATAATTTTTAGTAAATTGGAATGGATTAGCTTTTACTACTTCAGGAGTATCTTTACCAAATTCATTTCTAATTGCCTCAAATTGAGAAATTTTATCTAGAATCTTATTTATCTCACTGTCATAAAGTTTACCTAATTTATCTTTAATCTCAATTTCATACTGAGCCATATCAGCATCACTATGATTAAAAAATAAAGGGTATAAATTACCAAAAGCCTGTTTTATAGCAGGTAATTTAGTAATATCAATAATATCTACATTATCCTTAAGCCAATCTATTTTTTCTTTATAAATATCAGCTGATGTAGCATCAGGAGTAACTTTTAAAACTTTCTTTTCAATAGCTTTATAACCTGCTGCAAAACTTCTAAATAAAGGAGTTACAAAGTTTAAAATATTTCCTGTTCTAGCTCCATTTTCATCTTTTTCAAAAATAAAATCTGTATCTTTAACTTTTTCTGCAGCCTCAATAATAGCATCCTTATGTTTTTTTACAGCAGCATCATTTTCAACTTTGAAAGTTTCTACTAGGTTTTTAAGAGTTTCCATTAAAACAGATTCTTTAGAACCTGAATTAGATACACCTAGAAATTGTTGTTCTAAAAAGTTAATATCTCCTTCTGTTTTAAACAAATTACTTATAATTTCTTCCTTTTGTTCATCTGTATAATTATCATTTTGAACAACATGGTTTTGATAAGAAATATCATCTTCCAAAATTGCCATTGCCATTTTGTCTATATTATCTGTATAATCAGAAATTGATATAGCTAATTTGTCAGATAAGTTTTTAACTCTATCTGCACTAATATTTTTTAAACTTTCTACATCATATTTTTTATTAGTAAATTGACTGACACCTCTTAATAGCATAGATAAGAAATCTAATCTATCTTTTATGGTAGTATCTATAACTCCATCATTAATAGTTTGTCTAATATCATCTAGTTCAGAATCTATTGCACTAAAAGCACTTACTGCACTGTGAGTAGAAACCTCATCAATATTTTTTTGGAGAGTAGTTTTATATTTTTCTGCTCTAGCAAGTTTTTTAGCTACATCAGTTTTATTAGCACCAGGTCTTTTTAATTCCCTTTTTAACTGATTTATAAGATAATTAGTCTGCTTTAAATTTTCCTTATAATAAGCAACCATATCATCAAAATTATCAGTAATAGGTCTTTGTGCATTAGCTTGTTGAGGAGTTTGTACAGGTGGAGCATAAAATACATCATCATCAAATTCTCTATTTTTATGTTCTAGAAAATCTATCTGAGAATTTATAGAAGATAATTCATTATATAAATTATCCATTTCAGCAAGTTGCTCCTGTGAACCACCCATGAATATTTCCATAGAAGGGACTAAAACATCTCCAAGTACATTAGCACCTTCTAAACCTTTTATTTTTTCTAGGATTTCAGTTTTTCTCTCTTTTAAAGAATCTAATTCATCAGCTAAATTCACTGCACTTTCAGGCTCAGCTTTATTATCTAACTCAATAGATTTTTGACTAGCTTCATCAAAAGTATTAAATTCTTCTTGTTTCTTTTGTTCTATATTTTCCTTAACCTCATCAGAAAATTTAAAAGTGAGTATGTGAGTATCTTGATAATGCTCAACCATAATATCATAATGCCCTGCATTAAACCTCATCTGTAAATCCTTAGCAATATTAGCTGCTACATTTTTTACATGGAAATTTGGACCATTCTGATTAGCATATTTGAGTTTAGTTTTAATCTCTAATTTTAACTGCGTATTTACTCTATTTTTAGGAGTAACATCTTTTACATCAAAATATTCCTTTTTAATTCCAAAAACTTTATATTCTGCTTGTTTTTTAAATTCAGGACTATAAAAGAATTTACCTTGTGTTATAAACTGATGTAAGGCACTTCTAATAGCTTCTCCTGTTATTTTACATCCTGCCATATTTAATTATTTTTTAACATTCTATACTATTTACTAATGGGTCAAATCCTAAATTATGTACAGCTTCTATAATAGAATCTGCTATAGCTTCTATTCTAGCTGGGTCAGTAGGATTTAAATTACTTCTAGAAAGATTTATATCAGCATTAGCATCTTTTAAAGCTTGACCCTGATATAAAAGAAAAGTATTTATAATAGGTCTCTGAGATAAAATAGTTTTTAAAAAATCTTTTGTATATCCTTTTTCTTCTAGATTAGAAAATACACCATCTATTACTTCTTGACCTTTAGGTGTAGTACTTTCTGTAAAAGATTTCCAAAAATTTTCTACCTTATCTACAGGATTTAAAATTATTTCTCCATTACTATCTACTCTCATATATGTAGTTTCACCCATAGGTGAGAACATAGGTCCTGAAGTTTTAAAATTAGGAACTTGGTCAGCTCTTAATCCTGATAGAAACATAGTATTATTACTCTCAGGTGTATCTAAAGTTCTACTTTTCAGGTAAGATTTTAAGTTTGATAAAAAATCTTTTTCAGTAAAAACTTGATTTTTATAAATTATAA